CCGTCATGGGTTTCATGCACTTCTTGAATGTATCGTCAACGTGCTGCTTCCAATCAAACTGTGGATTCAGGTTTATAAACAGCCGAGTCATAAGAAACCCTCGGTACTGAAATGTATTGAAACGACAACACTGCATGTATGTACCCTTTGGCAACCTCTTTATTATATCCTTAGTCGGTATCGCCATTGATTCTCCCATGTTTGTGAATCTCCAAGATAACACCGATGGGTATAATCTCAACAGCACCACACTTCATATCAAAGTCATAACTATATGATACCTTAATACTATCACCAACTCTGCCCATGAAGAATCCAACCGTGTGGCACTTCGATGTTTTGAACTCCTCTATCTTTTCTTCGGACATCCATGAACAGTCGGAGGTTATGTCCTCCCAGTACACTCTTATGATGTCGAACTTACGTAGTTTCTTTATTGTTTGTTTAATAGTCACAGTGTTCCTTTCTATGGAAGTATGATAAGACTTTTCTTAGGCATGTTCTCTGCTGCTTCTTTTTGTTTCCTTACCATTTTCTTAATCTGTTGGACTGCCCGACGGCGTGAGTGAATGTCTTCGTATACTGCTTGCTGTTTCTTGTAGATATTCTGTAAGCAACAGTCTTTGTACTTGAGTCCACTTTCACAAGGGCATGTCTCGTTACGCTGAATCTTTTCGTACTTCATCTTTACTGTTACGTTGTCGCGTCTCCATCCCCTGCCTGCCCTCTTAATGATGTTACGTGCTAAACGCCTCTCAGCCTTAACGCAATCATTGAATGCTTTGCCGATGATCTTTTTGATTTGCTGTTTCAGTTCTTTTGTATACAACATTACTTTGCTCCCAATTGTTTTAGTAAACCTGTTATGAATATCCGTAGGATACGCCTGTTTTCTTTCTGCCTGCGTTTTTCTTTTGCGACCATACCACGTAGAGTTCCTTTCTCTATGTTCATTACTTAGCCCCCGAATAGGTTCTAGCGATACCAATATCTACTGGCATTCGCAGTGGTAAGTTCATTGCAGTTTCCATTGCTTCTTTAATAATAGGTAGGGCCTCGTCTGCATATTCTTCATTGATCTCAAACACGATTTCATCATGCACGATCATAATCTGTTTCAGCTCCCACTGTTGGTGATCTATCCCAATCTTGCGAACCTTGTTACAAGCACAGCGAATCATGTCAGCAGCCAGCCCTTGAATAAGGAAGTTAAAAGCCTGTCGATGCGACTTCTTATCTTCGGGATTGAGTCTCCTGCGTCTATTCGTGAGAGTACGGACGTGCCAGTTGGAATGAAGATATTCAGAGGTACGTTTGATCGCGGTTCGTACATTCGGATAAGCGGAGAAAAACTTATCAATTCCCTTTTGTGCTTCTTCTTCACTAATTCCACAGTTCTTAGAAATTCCGTAACTTGTAGTTCCATAGATGATGGGGAAGTTGTACCCGTTCTTTCCGATGTGTCTCTCGTATTCATACTTCTCCTTTAACGCTTCATACTCTGGATGGGTTGTGATCATCTTCTCTTCTGGTATACCCAAGTCAAATACAATATTCGCAGTCATTAAATGCAGATCGACACCAGCCTTGAACGCTTTGATAAGTACAGGGCATTTCGCCACCACTCCTAATATGCGTAGTTCCTGACCACTGTAGTCAACACTCACCATTACCTTACCATCGGGTACTTCAAATATCCGCTTGTAATCGAATGGTAGTTTCTTCTTCTTCTTAGGCAACTGTTGTAAGTTAGGGTCGCCACACGATAGCCGACCTGTTACCGTTCCTGTGTTCCAGAACGATGCTCTTACTCTGCCATCACCAGATACATGCTGTGGTAGCTTCTTGATAAATGAACCAAGCAACTTGTCTACGATATTGAATTGAGCAAGCTTGTCCACAAATGGGTGGCCCTCAAAGTGTGTAAGCGTTTCTGCTCCGTAGCTTGCTGCTCCAGTTTTCGTCTTGTACGGGGTGACAAGACCATGCTTCGTGAACAGTTTATTGAGTGTCTGATTGCTGAGCTTGACTGTACTGACAAACTCAACTTCACCAGTGAACATGTCAGGTTGGAGTGAATATCCAATATTGTTTTCATCGTATAGTTCTCTCTGTAGTTTCAGTTTAGTTGCAGAAGCCTCAATACGTAACTCTTCCAACTCTTCCAAGTTTACCTGAACTCCATTGATCATCATGTCCATCAGTGTGAACTGGAAAGGCATCTCGACTTCAAAGAATAGACGGTTGACATTTAGTTCGTACAGCTTCGTATTGAATATCCTCATCAGTTGGAAAGTCCACAGGGCATCATTCATTGCGTAGTCATAGAACTCTTTAGTCTTCATGCCATTCAGTGAGGCGTTGTCAAAGGTCACTGGTACTACATCAAGGAACTTTGCTGCAAGGTCTTTGAGTCCATGTCCTGAGTTCTCGTTGATCAGGTGATGTGCCGTCATCGTACAGAATATCTTAGGTGATACTTCTGTGATACCCTCTTTGTGTAACACCTTGAGATCGAACGGTGCGTTGTGCATTGCAAACGATTTGATGTCTACTCTAAAGATGTCACGTAAGTAATCAATCATCTTCTCTCGTTGTGGGTTCTTATAGAAGTCTATGTAACAGGTGTCAACCCCATTAGAGAACGAACAGCCTGTCATTTCCAGATCGTAGTAGTCTAATGATGTCGTCTCAGTATCAAACCCACAGGTGGAGAAGTCCTTATCATAGAAGTATTCTACCATATGTTCAAACGTGAGTATCGCTGTCTTCATTAGAACTTCCTTAATATCTTCTCACCGTGATAAGTATCGTGCACTCCGTCAGAGCCGATTACCGACATATCGCTAAACCGATTAGGTCTGCGTAAGCTCTCTTTCTTTGCGTTCTCTTCTTTACGCTTCCTAGCCATGTCCTCTTGTAGCCACGGTATGCGTATGTATAAACCCATGAGTCGATCTGCTACTGCCTTAACACCAATACCAATACGCTTCGCAGCTTCTTTGTGTGTCAGTCCCCATAGGTAGGGATGTACGCATATGAGAACCTCCATTTGTTTTTCTGTTAACCGTGGCAAGTCGTTTGCCAATTTGATTAGTTTGCCTCTGACATTCATGTTGTCTCCATAGATAAATTTTGCCGAAACGATTTTCGACTTACATCTATATATACGAAACTCACAGCACTTTTGTTCGCATAAAAATAAATATATTTAATAAATCCCTTTATCGCTCGCTCCTCCCAGTCGCTCGCTTGCCCATCTCACATGTTTATCACTGCGAATGTTCAACATTTTTGAGCTTCCTCTATCATCCATGATCATTTACAATCTCGCATCCATGCTCGACTTTTAATACTCTAACTATATCCTACCGCATTTGGAGAAGTTAAACCCAACAATAAAATTAACTCTTGAACGTAAGTCCTTATAAACAAAGGAGTTAAAATTTTTATTTTTTCTGCTGAACAAGAATATCTTTAATTAGGATACGTCCACAATACAGAATAAATTATTTTGTTTCTCTCAGACCCCCTAAAGCCCTATGCAATTCAGGTAGTATATAGAGGGAGTCTATATTTTACTCCATAATGTTAATCGAAACGAGACAGATATGAGACAGAAAAAATGCAGTAGTTGTGAAGAGTTAAAGTCCATAGATCATTTCGCGGAGCGAGAAGATGCATGGGGTCATTACTCTTGGTGTGAGGATTGTCGGCAGTTACTTGATAGGGACAAGCTGACAGATAAGCAGATGACGTGTATCAAGAAGACTCAGTTATTTCATGTGAGGGAATAATGAGTTCAACCACAAGCAATGCACTTAGACGGAAACTCAAAAAGGGAGCGAAGTTCGATTACGAGTTCGTTCAGATAGCTGCACGTTTAGTGGCTGCTGGATTGACGGAAGCTGATCTTGGCTACGTATTGGGTGTCAAACCGACGACAATAAACAAATGGAAACAGCGTTATGAAGAGTTCCGATTGGCTACGGCTAACGGTTCATCTGCTAAAGACGTTGCGAAGTCACACATGATCGCTACCGGAATACGGTCGGCAATGGGATATGATTATGAAGAAGTTGACATAGTAACAGAGAGATGTGTTAACATTCATTATAACCCAGATGACCCAGACTCCGAAGAATTTCTAATGTTGGAAAAGAAGAGAACAACAAAATGCCGTCATCGTCCACCGGACAAAGACTTGCTATTGTTCTTCCTGATCAACATGGACAGAGGACAGGGTAACTGGAAGAATGTTAAGTCCATTGAGATCGAACAAAAGAAAACTGTAACTAACGTAAACTTGACAGGTAAGATTGAGTCAACTGATATTAGACGACTCGCTGGTGCAGCAGCTAAGATTGCTGACGACCAAGATCGCATTGTCAAGCAAATAGATTCCGAGGTAATTGAGAATGATACATAGTGACTTGAATACACCAGAAGATTTTTTCGCTAGCATCCCGCAAGACCCCACGGAGAACATTGAGTGGAGGATGAACTTCCATGAGAAAGTTGCCAAAGATGAGGGAATGCAAAAGGTATTCAAAGAATTATGTTGGGCAGATATTAAGATACTGTTTAATGCTGCTATGTGGGTGTACGATGCAGAAGCGGATGCTGGATATAGAAACCGTCCGTTCATCCTGTGGCCTCATCAGGAACCTGCTGTAGATGCTATCCATGAAGCTATCAATAATAAACATGACATGGTAATTGACAAGTCGCGTAAAGAGGGTGCGACGGAAATCATATGTAAGACCTTTGTTGGTCATTTTCTGTTAGACCCGGAGAGCCAGTTTCTTGTGGGTTCGCGAAAAGCGGAATATGTCGATAAGGGCGTGGAGCTGGTCGGGGGAAATTTGATAGGACTCCATAAGTCGTTGATGCATAAATTGTGCTATGCAGTCACGACACTACCACAATGGATGAGGCCGAATCTACTTAAAACTTACATGTTGTTGCAGAACTTGGACAACTCCTCAGTGATCAGTGGAGAAGCAACGAATGAAAACTTCGGTGCTGGTGATCGTCAGAAAGGCATACTGGTCGATGAATATGGTCGGATAGATCACAACATGGCATTGAACATAAATGACTCAGTGCATGATACTTGTAAGTGTGTTATCTTTAATTCTACACATTTCTGGGGTGTTGAGCATCCTTATAACCAACTGCTTAATCAAAAGTTTGGACAGATACCAGTAACAATAATGCCGTGGGATATGAACCCAACGAAGAACAAGGGACTGTATCTCTCTCCTGATTATGATGTAGTTGAAATCAAAGACATTGATTACTACCGAAAAGAACTTCCAGAAGTATTTTGTACTGTAGAGGCAATGAAGTCTTTTAAGGTTTCTGAGCTTAGACGCAGATATGCTGGTACACCGTGGGAAGCAAAGCTTGATAAGATTGAGTTTGTTGCTGATGGCGGTGATTCAAATGAGGGTGGATGGCGTTCTCTGTGGTATGACAATGTTAGACGAACAAGACGTGATCGCGATGTGGCTTGCAATATTGATAGACGACCCAGAGGTTCGGGTGCATCAGTATTTACCACTGCGACATTACATAGAATAGAACAGAAGTGTGTTTACCTCCCAACCTTTAAGGGAGATGTTTCTGTGAGACGTGACAAAGACAATGTAGTTCGGAACTACAAGATGATACAGGGTGGTGTCGGTCGTCTCAGATGGTGGAAAGGATTGACAAATGGTAGGCCTCGTCAAGACCATAACTACATCGTTGGCTGTGATATTGGCCTCGGTCGTGGTGCTTCCAACAGTGTTGCTTCTATCGTGGATGCTAACACTTGTGAAGAGGTGGGCAAATGGATATGTCCTAATACGCCACCAGAGTCGTTCGCGGATACTGTCGTCGCACTATGCAAATGGATTGGCGGGAAAACGAAAGAGCCGTACCTGATCTGGGAATCAAATGGTCCCGGTGGTGTTTTTGAGGGACGCTTAATTCACAACCGCTATCAGTTCATGCATGTACGCAGAGATGAGAAAGCAAAACGAAGAGCCAAGCAGAACAAACTTGGATGGCATAGTAGTAAAGGCATGGATGGAACAAAGTACTCATTGATGATGGAACTGGATGTTGCACTCAAAGAGGGGCTTGAAGAATTTCCTAATCGAAAACATATCAAAATCTTTGATGTCAATGACATTAGAGAAATGGAGGCTTACCTGTTTGATGGTAATGGAACTCCTCATCCTGCTGCCACTGTAGCCGATGAAGATAGTGGTGCTGGTGCAGCTCATGGTGATAGGGTTATCGCTTTAGGATTGTGTGTCTTGGCTTTAGGTTATCAACCGAGAGCAGCGATTGAAAGAACCAAAGCACAAAAGAAAGATACACTCGGACAGCGAATGAGACAACGTATACTTGAGGGACGAAAAAAGAAAACGTCTCGCTTTAACTATTAAGGGTTTTTATGGCTTCTATACTAAAAGACAAAAACGTGAAGCAGTCATTCCCTGCAAGGCTGATGGCTGGTGCGAAGACTTGGAACAAAGTCATCGAACCATCGCTAAGGAATCGACAGACAATGCTTAGAGCGTTGGAGTCTGGTTACTTTGCGACAGACGGCAAGCAAGGGAAGTCACACCCGATCAACCTGATCGAACGTGGGCTGAGTATTCTTGTACCATATCTGGTGATGAACAATCCTCACCTTTTGATAACAACTAAAAAGAATCAGTACAAACCTTTTGCACAGACAACTGAACTGGCATTCAATCACTTGATGGAAGAGATAAAATTTGCAGCTCTTTCCCTGCGACCGTGTATCAGAGACGCTATGTTTGGCTTAGGGATAATGAAAACAGGACTGATGAAATCCCATGAGATAGAAATCTTTGGACATCTCCATGAAGTCGGGCAGGTTTACTCCGACCCCGTAGACATGGCAGACTACATTGGCGACCCCAACGCTAACAGCTTTGAGCAGTTTGAGTTTGAGGGTAACTTCTACCGGATGGATATTGAAGCAGCGAGACAGGCATATCCGAATCACTGTGATCTTTTACAGCCATCTTATACGCTTCATGGTGATAACAATCAGTACGGTGACGAGAAGATTGGTAAAGCTAATGCGAACGATGGACAGTTCGACACGCTTAGAGAGTTCGTAAGACTTGCAGACATATGGATACCTGATGAGAATATCATCGTAACTATTGAACCGTCAAGCAAACGAATCCTCAAGACAGTTGAAGCAGACTCACCAGAGGGTGGGCCTTATGATAAGCTGTACTTCTCAGACTTCCCCGGAACATCACTTCCGATTCCTCCAGTTTGGTATTGGTTGGACATGGACACGGCAATGAACGTGATCGTGAACAAGATGCGGAAGCAAGCAGAGTCACAGAAGACTGTGTTGGCTTACGAGGGTGCTGCTGTGGATGATGCTGAACGCCTTGCCAATGCTGGTGATCGTGCAGCAATCAAAGTATCTGATGTCAAGGGACTACAAAATATAGAGTGGCCGGGTATTGACGAACAGCATTATAACTGGATACAGTACTTGGAGGGACAGTTCTCGAATCAGGCGAACAACCTGAATACGTTGGGTGGCAGAAACTCAGATGCCGGTACACTGGGTCAAGAGCAGATGATGATGGCTAACGCCTCTCGTTCTGTAGACGATATGACAAATTCCGTCTATGACTTCGCCAAGTCTGTATCGAAGAAAATGGTATTCCAATTCTGGAGTGACCCACTGATCTCAGTTCCTCAGATAAAGAGGATTGAGGGATACGGTGACATTCCGGTAGTGTTTGACAGAGCAGCAAGAGACGGTGAGTTTTGGGATTATGAGTTTAACATTGAGCCTTATTCAATGCAGCGACTCTCTCCGACAGTGGAGTTCCAGAGGACACTGAGCTTGCTCACACAGTGGATTATCCCAACCATGCAGATTGCAGCAGGTCAGGGAGCACAGGTCAACATACCAAAGGCAACGGCTCACCTCGCTAAGATGGCAGGGCTGAGAGGGTTCGATCATTGGTACGAGACTGCGGTTCCTAAGATTGCAGAGGGACTGAATCCTTACTCGCCAACACAGGGTAAACCTAAGAACAAGGATGTTCAGGACGGCAGGACAGGTGTGAATCCAAACAGTAACGTGGCTAACTCAAGACAAAAAAATGATGCAAGTGGGAGTTCAGTATAATGAAGAAAATGATAATGAGTATGGTATTGACAGTGGCCTTGTTTATTGGTGGCTGTGCAACACTGGATAAGGCTATGATTCCAGAAGAGGGTCAAGTAAAGAGTGATACGGTAAGGGTAGTTGAAGCTGTAGCGGTCGGACTGGCTTCTACTGGTAATCCTTATGCCGTCCCTGCCCTTGCTGGTAGTACAATCTTTGCCGTCATCGCGGGTGCATATACTAACATGCGAAAGAAACAGAAGTTGGCTGATGCTAACGACAAGGCAGAACAGGCTAAGATCGTTACCGAGTCTATTGTAATGGCTATCGAGGAAGTTACTAAGGTTCCAGTGGGTTCTGGTGGTACTATCGGTACTGTGGTAAAGGAAAAGATTGAGAAGAATCTGAGAGATAACGATGCTTACCTGATTGGTAAGGCTATCATAGAAGCATTGAAAGAGGGTGCATAATGGCTGAGTATTCTGAGATGGGTTACTTCTCTAAGGAGAGTAGAACCAAACGCAAAGCGAAGAAAGTAGCGAAGAAAAAGAAAAAGCTTGACACGAAGCGTAAGGAATCCCGCAGAGGAAAACAGCGAGCCTCACTAAGAGACGCTGGTGTGGACGAAGCTAAAATTGACAAAATGTTACCGTGGAGTAAATAATGGCAGCATCAGGAAGTATAAGCGTTGTCATGCAGTTACTCGGTCTGAGTCAGGAGCAATCCTTTTCAGATCGGTTTACTCTGTCTGATGTTCCCACCTCTAAGGTGATGGACTATCGACAGCAAGCTGTAGCGGATACAGAGGAAGCTCTCGATATTGGCAGTGTGACAACCATAGACGCAATCGTGATCAAGGCAATCACCAATGACATGACTGTTGACCCATCCTTTACTTCAACGTACAGGGCTGGCATCACTATCAAGGCTGGTGAATTTGCAGTGTTCAAACCAACCGGAACCGTGAAGATCAAAAACTTGACAGGAGCAGAACAAGTCACGTATGAGTTCTTCATCATCGGGAGATAACAGTAACATGGAGACAGGTAAAGAAAACCAAACAGAATCAACCTTACACTTTATAGACGCTGAGTATGAAAAGAAAATATACTTAGAGTTGCTTGAGATAGCTCGGATGCTACACACAGGAACTAAAGGTAAGAACGTAGTGATCAGAGAGATTCCAAGCAAGAATCCTTTCATGGTTCGTAAAGCAATCAGAGAGAATTTGGACTTCATCAGGCTTACTGGAAAGTATATGTCGTTTGATATTGAAGCAACCAGACGTGAACGTGACGGACTATCGGGAGAATAGGATGCCTATATTTGATTTCATATGTGAGGACTGTGCCGAGTACACTGAGGAATGGTTCCGCATGAACGAAGAAAGAACGCCACCGCTATGCAAATCCTGCGGAGGTACAACGTATAGAGCTTGGACACCTCCGGGTAAAAGCATGACAGGTGACAAGGAAAGAACATCAATGGCTTTGGGAGTACACCCATCGCAGATTGCAGACGGTTCAGTATTTAAGATGCATCCCGGAGCGAGGTTTAATAGCCGGGGTGATATGGTAACAAAGAATTTGACGGAGCATAAACAGAGGCTCAAGGAAAGAGGTTGGGTAGATTTTAATTAACGGAGACAGAAATGGCAAACATTAAAGGACAGTATCTCAAAAGGGATTTGGGAGACGGAACAAACGTAAGTCTAATTAACACGAAACGTAGTGACGATGGTACATTTGCTTTGGCCTTTAGGCTCAGAGACGGTGGACGATCAGTTACACTTTTCCTTGAAGATGTCGATGCAGTCAGTTATGCCAGAGAGTTGAGAGACGCTTTGACAGAGTACATGGTTGATCGAGATGCTGTAGAAGCAGAGGAAGCTGAACGGCGTGGGAAAGAGCATGAGAAGCTCAAAGAAAATCGTGATAAGGCAAAAGACAAAGTAACTAGCTAGGAGACAGCTTATGTTAGATGGTGACGGCAATGAAATCGTTGAAGACAACGATATTGATACAAGTACAGAGACTCCTGTAATGGCCGACACAGGCATTCCACAGGACGTAGCAGACGTTATTCGTGGCATCAATAAAGAGTTGAGAGACGATGACGTAGTAGATGACAACACAGATAATAACACTAGCGATGATACTGCTGGTGATACCGATTCCGTTGCGACGGAGGGTGAAGAAGTCACCGATCTGGATGACTTCAACAACAATGTTCTCGGCTACGATGCTGAGACTATTGAAAAGCTTAGGGAGATTAACCCTGAGATTCTAAACGATATTAAAGGTTTAATATCGGCTTCTGATATTGGCGAAGAGACTTCCGAGGAAGTTGTCGAAGAAGAAGTAAGTGTAACACCGACTGAAAAGGTTACAGCCAGTGGTCTTACAGAGGAACAGATTGATGCAATCACGAAAGAGAATCCTCAGATGGCTGCGGTCATCAAGACACTGAATGCACAAGTAGGTCAACTTTCTGTTTCCCTGAACAGCGTAGCAGAACAAGAGGAAACAAGGAATCAGGAAGCGAAACAAAAGCAGCATGTAGCAAATTTCCGTTCTGCAAACAAGAAGTTGGATGAGATTTCCGAGGACTTTCCAATTCTTGGTGAGTACTCCAAGCTTCCACACCGAGACAACAAACCTGATATGCGGAACCCTGCTGTAAAGCAGAGAGCTGGTATCTGGGATTATGCCACTAAGCTTTTTGATGGTGGTGTAGTTGATTCGTTTGATGAAGCTATGGATGAATCTATCGCAAGGTATAAAACCAAGAACGCTGACAATCTAGCCATGCGTAAAGTGTCTAGTGAGTTGCGTGGGAGAGCTAAGAAAATCACTAATCGCCCTACTTCTAAAAAAACTAAGAAGAAACAACATGCTCCGGGCAGTGAAGCTGAGAAGATTTCCATAGTAAGGGAAGCTTACAAAGCAGCAGGAGTAGAAATTAGGGAGTAACGCATGAGTGACATGACAATCGAACAAGCCATTGACGTTGGCTACGCAACCCTTTCCAGCAAGAAGAAAGAAGCTTTGGAGATGACATTCAATGATGTCTCGCATGAGCTTTATAACACTTGGTTCCAGAGTGCTGATCGGGACAGTGGTGATAGCATCAAGGATTACATCACCCTCAAGGATACGGGTAACGCAAAGATGATCGCGTTGTGGGAAGAGGATACTCATAACCTCGTCAACACTGACGAAGAGATCAAAGTCGATTGGGTTCACGCTTCGACGAATATGGATTACAACCGTATTCTGTTGGCGATGAACATGGGTAATGAGGTAAGAGTTTATAACTACCTCACTGGTAAACAGAAAAATATGTACCGTGAGTTTGGTGAGCTTCTGCAAAAGAAACTTATCCTTTCTCCACTTAGTGCATCTGATCACAAGAATCCTCATGGTTTGGCTAGTTGGCTGAGTCTTGGTACTGCTGGTAGCACAGGTGGTTATACTGGTTATCGCGGTCGCTACAATGATGGTTCTGGTACACCGTATGACGTTGGCACAATCAGTTGCTCTGCTTCTGACAAGCCTCGTTGGGCATCGTACTTTGCAGATCATAAGGGACAGTTCGGTGATAAGCTCCTGAACTTGATGGCTAGAGCGACTCGTAAGACTCACTTTATGCCCACTATGATTCCGCAGGCAGTGGCTAAGGAAACAGTTGCAAGTCCATTCCGTTACTACAGTAATGATAACGTGATTGGTAACTTGGAAGCAATGGCTCGCAAGATGGATGATAATGTCGGTCCTGATCTTGCCAAGTATTTCGGTAGCGTATTGTATAAGGGCATTCCCTTTATCTATGCGGAGATGCTTGATAACAGTGCTTTGTACAGCGACATCATGGGTACTGACCCGATCTATGGCGTGAACCATGACTACTTCAAGGTAACAGTCTTGAGGGAAAATGATTTTGCCGAGGGCAAACCTAAAGAACGTGAGAACATGCATAATGTACTGACAGTACCTCTGGACTTGTCGTTCGCGATTCGTTCTACGAACCGTCAGCGTTGTGGTTTCTTGATCACGCAGAAGTAATCTAAATTCTCCGGGGGCTTGTAAACCTCCGGAGTTTCACCTTGCTCCGCAGATAGTAGAATAAAAAATTTTTTAAGGAAACTCACAATGAGTGAAAGTCAGTTTGGTACAGAAGCACTGTTGGAACGTAAGAAAGTGATGTATGAGGGTACGGATGTTATCCGAGAGGGTATGCCTGTCGCGTACAACTACAACACACTTGATAATATTAACGGTCTTGATCAGGGCGTGTCTCCTGCTGTGAAGCGTGGGACTACGACTGAGGGTGGACAGAATGAGGGCAAATTCCAGAGAGTAGAACTGTGCACAGCAGACAACGCTGAGTTCTTCGCTGGTGTGGTAGCTGGCACATCGTTTGCTGGTATCACTGGTACAGGTAATATGTGGATTGACATCTATGTAGCGAATGGTGCGGTAATGCCTGTACGTACAGATAAGAGTATCACAATCAAGGACGGTTTGTTCCTTGAGGATGGTTCTCAGGAAGTCGTCAATGATGCTCTCACATTGCCTCGTATTGGCACAGCGATGGAAACCATCGACAGGTCCAGTGTCACAGGTCTTGTGCTTGCTAAGGTTAATCCAGTAGCAGGTGTTGGTTCTCAGGGTGCTTATGCATCTGCGAGTAACGCCCCAGCTCTGGCAACTGGTGATATTATGCTTCCCATTGAACTTGGTGGGACTACATACTTCATCGTAGCCTTGCAGGATGACGGCACATCTTAAACAACCATTGGAGGGGTGATCGC